GAGGACTAACAAGTTCCTTTGTTTCTAGTGTTGGATCCCAAGCTCCGGTAGGAGAATTTGCCGCAACTGTTAAAGGAGCACTCAGATCATTAACATCAGCCTCGGGTGATTCTGCTAAATTACCAAGTATCGGTATCAATACATTTAACAGAGCCGGGCTTACAAGTCTTATTAATAACACAATAGGTCCTAATTTAGTACCTAGACCTAATTTATTAGGTTTTATAGACACCGGAGACATACAGAAAGCAATTGGTTTAGAAAGATCAAATCAAGCATTATTGACTGCACGAAACACAGTGTTAACAGCACAACAGGCTTTAGCAACAGCACAGTCAGCATACTCTGTTGCATTAGCAGATGGGTCAGACGCCGCGGCTGTTATAGCCGCTAAAGCGGCATACGACACTGCATATACTGCATACACAACAGCGGTTACAGCATATGAAGCGGCTGAAGAGGCTGCACCTACTGCTCCAAGTACAGGAACTCCGGTAACTGATCCTGCAATCGCTAAGATTAAACAAGCACAAGATCAAGTGAAGAATGCGGCAATAAATGATACAAATCAAGTATATGGCAATAATACTTCAAGTGCGGCTGACACAATAGATCAACAAGAGGCGGTGGCTAACAACGTAGCATTATATAATTATTGGTTTGACTCACAGTTTAATGCATTTGACCCAAGAAATTACGACAGTGTTCATTCTAGTTATGCAAATAGTACGTCTCAATATTCAAGTGGTTTTGAAACGCAAAATATTGTCACCCCGAACGATTTCTCTGGAAAAGGGATAGTTACTAATTTAGATGAGATAACTGGCCTGTCTCTTTCATCAGGGCGCATATGGACCTACACTCTCTCCCCCGGTGGCAAATGGTCCTCGACCGGATTTATCGGTGATAGTTCAGTACCTGGGTCAAGTTTAACGGTAGAAGACGGATGGTCCTACTCGGCCCAGGAGTATAGGGATAGGACATGGACAGCCGCAGATAATTTAACCGCATCAGGATATTGGGTGTTTAACGGAACTCAATTTGTGTGGATGCAAGGTCCGGTTAGTTCAAGTAATCCTTATTTAGATGAATTTAGTTGGTCACCTCCTGCAGATGAAGATGGAGCAAATGTAGAAGAAAACACAGTAGATGCTGTTGTTGGTGAAGATGAAAATCAAACAAATGACGAAGATGCAACTCCTCCTCCAGAAGATGAAAGCGATGATGGCGGTGGTGGTGGAGACCTCGATCAAAATGATCCAAGAGACAACTTTGACAGTGCATAACGGGAATAAATAGTATCATGGCAAAATACATAGGATTTTCTACAAAAAACGCAAATAAGACTAGAACTTATTCCACAACCACTACTCGTTATAATACAGTAGGCGACGGAATAATTCCTCAAGGTGGCATAGTATTTGGAAAAAAGTTTCGTCTTACCGATGCAAGTTTAATTATACAAGATTTTGTTAATGCATTGAATATACGTAAGGGCGAAAAAGTAGGAAAACCTAACTACGGCACAACTCTTTGGGACTTTGTATTTGAACCTAATACTATTGATGTTGTTAATGCAATACAAAACGAAGTTCGTAGAGTAGCATCATTAGATCCTCGTCTTTATGTAAACACAGTTAGTGTATATACCAAAGAAAATGGCATTTTATTAGCAATGCAGTTGTCCGTTGATCCCTTCGTTACTGCCAATGATTTAGCGGTGTTCTTTGACCAAGGCTCAAACACTGCGTACACTGTCTAATAAAAAACTCGGTTTTTCCATAATGATAAATATATTAATACAAGAGAATAACTATGGCTACAAGTTCAAGGCAATCAGGATTATTCGGAGTTAACGACTGGAAAGCAATCTATCAGACGTTTAGAGAAGCAGATTTCAGAAGTTATGACTACGAAACCCTCAGAAAAAGTTTTATAGATTACCTACGTCTATACTATCCAGAGACGTATAATGATTATATTGAATCATCAGAGTTTATTGCTTTGCTTGATGTTATGGCTTTTATGGGTCAAGGTCTTGCATTCAGAAATGATCTTAATACCAGAGAAAACTTTATTGATACTGCTGAACGTAGAGATTCAGTTATTAAACTTGCAGACCTAGTTAGTTATACTCCAAAAAGAAATACATGTGCATCTGGTTATATGAAAATCACTGCACTTAGAACAACAGAAAACGTATCTGACATGAATGGAGCAAGTCTAAGCAACAAAACTGTTGTTTGGAATGATCCGTCAAACACTCAGTGGGTAGATCAATTTAATACTATTTTAAATGCTACTTTAATTGATTCACAAAAAATAGGCAAACCCGGTAATTCATCAGACATAATGGGTGTACAAACATCAGAATATACAATGCGTATTCCTGAAGGAAGTTTGCCAATCGTGCCCTTTACGTCAGTGGTCGATGCACAATCAATGAACTTTGAGTTAGTAAGTGCAACATCAATAAACGAAGATTATGTATACGAAATACCACCTAGCCCTAATGGTATGTTTAACGTTTTACTAAGAAACGATGGTTTAGGATATGGAAGTCCAAACACAGGCTTTATGTTTTATTTTAAACAAGGCACTTTGCAAACTAACGATTTTACATTTCAGCAGGCTATAGCAAACGAAACACAAGACATTGATATTCCTGGCATCAATCAAACTGATACTTGGTTATATCAATTAAACTCGGACACTACTAGGACGTTGTGGAAACAAGTTGATAATGTTTATTCGGATGCATACTTGCAAACAGAATCATCAAACAAAAATATATTTTCTGTAAATTCACGTACTAATGACCAAGTAACTTATGTATTTGGCGATGGTGTATTTTCAAAAATACCTGTTGGTAATTTTAGAGCATATGTAAGATCAAGCAATGCAATGACATATCAAATTGATCCTTCTGAAATGAACGGTATTTCAGTTACAATGACATACATTAGTAGAAAAGGTAGACGAGAAACATTAACTGTTTCATTGACGTTACCTCTTACAGTGTCTAATGCACAGGCTAGAGAGTCTTTAGATTCTATTAAGCAACGTGCCCCAACAAGATACTATACTCAAAATAGAATGGTAAACGGAGAAGATTACACTAACTTCCCTTATACGCTGTATAATTCTATTATTAAATCTAAAGCAGTAAACAGAAGTTCTATTGGTGTTTCTAAAAATTTAGATTTACTAGATCCAACAGGAAAATATTCTAGTACAAATTCTTTTGGTGCTGACGGAGCACTATATCAATCTGATACTGACGGATTCCTCACATTACAAGTACAAAACACAAGTGACATCATTCAGTTTTTTACAGACGATTTAGCCTCTGTTTTAGCACTGAATAGAGCGACACAATATTATATTCAAAATTACCCTAGATATGCATATCCAGGCACAGGTGATCCTGCATTATATTGGAAAGTAAGTTCGGTTGATTCTACACATGAAACCGGTTACTTATATTCACTTACCGGAGAAGTAGAAAATCCGGCGCCGCTAGGCACATTTACAACAACAAATGCAAAATATGTTACTGCTGGTTCAATATTAAAATTCACTGCACCAACTGGGTATTATTTTACTAGCGAAAATAGATTAAAAGTAGGAGTGCCAGGACCCGGCGACTCTACATATATTTGGTCAACTGTATTAAACATTGTTGACGATGGTAATAACAACGGTCAAGGAACATTCGCAAACGGACAAGGCCCAGTTACATTAAATGGTTATGTACCTGACGGCGTAATACTGTCACAAATTATTCCAGTATTTGACAATTCGTTATCACCTCAGATTATACAAGAATGTATTTTAAAAATAGAATTACAACAAGATTTTACTTTAGTATTCAATAATTCTAAATTAATAAACCAAGAACGCTGGTCGATTAGTACATTTACTGATCCAAACTATTTTGTCAAGTTTACAAGTTTAGGTAACAACAGATACACTGTAACATACAAATCACTTACCTATTATTTTGGTAGTGCAGACGACATTCGTTTTACGTTTAGTCCAAATGAACTGGTATACGATCCGTTTACTGGAAAAATTATACAAGATTTTGTTAGTGTATTAGGTATTAATCCACAATTTGGTTCTACCAATGCATTAGGTGCAGACACTAAAGTTAATATTTTAGGACAAACTGTTGAAAGCGACGGTTATGTAAATGATTTCCAAGTTGAAGTTGCGGCAACAGATGTAAACAATCGGCAGTTAATTTTAGATCCTGATTTCTTTAACGACATCACAGGTTATGTTAATAACGGTGCTAATATAGGTGTGTATGTATTCTTTAGAACCATAACTGACCCTGTCAATTTGACAAGAGAAATTATTGTTCCTAGTTCAGACATTGTTTATAATTTTGCAACAAAGAGTCAAATCGAAGTTGTAAAATATGAGTACCCTGAAGGAGAATTATTCTATGCGTATACAGAAAATAAATTCTATCAAACAGTACAAGATCCTACTGTAGTAACACCTTTTTATGTGTTAGTAGAACAAACAGACTATTCAGTTAAGCCAGGAAGACAAGGCTTATCGTTCCAATATCGACACAATGCAAATAACACAACACGCATTGATCCTGCTACTACTAATATTATTGATATGTATTTGGTAACTAATGCTTATTACACAGACTACCAAAATTGGATCAAAGACACTACGAATACTGTTAAAAAACCAACAGAGCCAACTCTTAGTCAATTGAGTGCAGAATATCCGCAGATACAAGATTATAAAATGTTATCAGATTCAGTGATATTAAATAGTGTCACGTTTAAACCTTTGTTTGGTGCTAAGGCAGATCCTTCTTTACAAGCAACTATAAAAGTAGTAAAAGCAACAAACACCAATGCAAGTAATAGTGAGATTAGAAGTGCAGTGTTAACGGCTATGGACTCATATTTTGATATTAATTATTGGAATTTTGGAGACACGTTCTTTTTCTCTGAATTGAGTGCATATTTACATGAAGAATTAGGTGAGTATTTAAGTTCAGTAGTGTTAGTTCCAAACGATCCAGAATCACAATTTGGGGACTTGTATGAAATCAAATGCAAACCGTACGAAATATTTGCTAATGCGGCAACTACTAATGACATTGTTGTTGTGGCAGCCTTAACGCCAGAAACACTAAAGTCTTAAAGGTATGTAAATGAGTCATAGAATTAGAACACTTGAGTTTCTACCAGAAATATTCAAAACTCCCTCAAACGCAGAGTTTTTGGGTGCAACCCTTGACCAATTAGTTAACCCACCAAAAAATGAAACACTGCAAGGTTATGTGGGTAGCAAATTTGGTTACGGTGTCAATGCAAAAGATTTCTATGTAACAGAGCCTACAAAAACAAGAACAGATTATCAATTAGCCCCGGGCGTTGCTTTTTTAAAAAATAATCAATCTGTCGCACAAGACTTTGTAACGTATCCTGGAATCATTGATGCGTTAAAATTAAAAGGCTCAGTAACACTTGACAATTCTAAATTATTTCAGAGCGAATTTTATTCATGGGATTCGTTTACTAATTTAGATAAATTAATTAATTTCAATGAATACTATTGGATACCAGAAGGTCCTCCTGTTGTTACTGTAGCAAGTGCTACAGTATTTGCAGAAACCGATTACATTGTATCAGATTTACCTCAAGCATATAATATTCGACCATCAGGCGCGGCATCAGGATCTCTCAACCCTACAATCACATTACTACGTGGCGGAACATACAGATTTGCAGTTAACCAAGAAACAGGCTTTTGGATTCAAGGTGTACCCGGAGTAACTGGATACGATGGCAATCAATATACAAGAGATATATTAGGCGTATCTAATAACGGTGCTAATCAAGGCTACGTAACATTTACTGTACCTAGTCGTTCGGCACAAGATCAATTTGTTTTCCCAGGTAACAACACCGTCGATGTTGTAACAAACGAACTGTTTGAAAACATAAACGGAAAATTGTTATCTGAGATTGGGGGCATTGATGGAGTAACATCACTAGACGGTTTAACAGTGATGTTTTATGATACAGAAGATCCAGATGAAATAGGTTATGTACAGGCATTTTTTGATGAGAACGGTGCAAACTATGATGTAAACTTAGTATCTCCTGAAATTGTAGCACCAGTAACACTATCAATTGATCAAACAACAACGTCACAACTAGTATTAGCATCAGGCGATACTTCAGGCTTAATTGAAAACCAAACAGTTACTTTTACTCAGCCAGACGGTCTACCGTTGTTAGGTGGATTAAGTGTAGACAAAATTTATTATGTAAAAGATATTATATCTTCAACTACATTTACTATTAGTGAAACTTTAGGTGGCATTACGTTACCACTACTTGCTGGCACAGGCGAAATGGTAGCAAATGTAAATGAAGGATTGTTTGAAGAAGGTTTTTACTCGGCAGTATCAGAAAACTTTTATACTATTACATATGTAGGAGATCCTACAGACCCAACAATTAGATTAATACCGTCAGGAGTTATTCCTACAGAAGAAAAAATTACTGTAATATACGGTACAGAATATATTGGTTTAGATTTTTATAGAAGTGCAGACGGTATTATTTTACAAATTCCATACTTGTCAGCGTTACTAGATACATTGTATTATCAGGATGGAGTTAATCCAAATAAAGTTGGTGTTATTAGATTAATTGAAAGCAATTTAACAAACACACTAAACGTCAACGAAGACATTTTAGGACAACAAACATTTACATCAACAAACGGAGTAGTATTTACTAACGGATTAAAAGTACAGTTTGACGGAGATGTAGTTCCTTCTAGTTATTTGAATGGGGAATATTATGTAGAGGGAGTAGGTACAAGTATTGAACTTGTTCCTGTTAATAAATTATTGTGTCCAGAAGATTTTACTGGCGCCAATTATATTCCATACGATACTCTTCCATATTCGATTGGTAATTTTGATACAGAACTTTTTATACCCGTCGATCCTGATTACATTACTATTGCTAGAAACTCTATTAATAATAATGCTTGGTCTAGATCAAACAGATGGTTCCATATAGAAGTTATTAATGCTACAGCACAGTATAACGAAGACCCAACTATTATTACAACGTATGCTACTGGAACAAACAAAGCAAAACGTCCTATCATTGAGTTTTATCCAAACTTAAAACTTTTTAATTCTGGTGCGGCTTCTAAAAATCCAGTAGACTTTATCGACACAAGAACAACCAATGCATTTACAAAAGTAGCAAATCAACAGTCTTATTATCCAGACGTTGAAACGTACACGGATTATACTGCTACAATTAGTGCAGTGACTTCTAATACTACAACTACGATTACTGTACCAACGTCAAATGTATATACTGCATTTCAAGTTGGAATGTATATCACAGACTCAACAAATGTTTTACCAACAAATACACAAATCGACAGTATTGATATAGTTGGTAGCAATACTATATTAGAAGTTTCTTGGGCTAGTCCAGCAACTTTTGCAGAAACAATAAATTCATCTATTGTAGGTAGTGACACCACAGTAGATCAATATGCATTATTCCCAGGCGCAAGAATTGTTTTTGCTGCCGATACTAACATTAGCGTTAGAAATAAAATTTGGATAGTAGGATTTTCAAAATTATCTACCGGTGGACCAACAGTTATAACATTGACTGAATCAGAAGATAGTCCAGTTGAAGAAAATGATCAAACCGTATCACTAAGAGGATACAATTATCAGGGTTCAACTTTTTGGTTTGATGGTCAGTACTGGTCAGAAGCACAACAAAAACTAACTGTTAACCAAGCACCATTGTTTGATGTATTTGATAACAACGGTATTTCATTCGGTGATGCTGACTATTATCAAGGTACATCATTTATAGGCAATAAATTATTTGCATATGGAATTGGTACAGGCGCAAACGACACTGTATTAGGTTTCCCTCTTAGTTATTCTAATATAGACAATGTGGGTGATATTAGTTTTGACGTAGCACTGAACAGTCAAAGTTTTTCTTATGTAACAGGCACCGAGCCGATAGAACAAAAAGTTAATACTGGTTACGTGTACGACTACACAACCAATGCAGACTTTACAAGAGAATTGGGTTGGCAAACAGCAGTTGCCCCCTCAGTTCAATATCAAATATTTGAACTAGAATATACAAAAGGGACCACAGCCCAGTTCACTTGTGATATTGCTGTTTTACCTGAAGATCCAGACAATACTGCCAAATGGCCTAGAATACAAGTTTATATAAACAACGTCTTTGTGTTGCCAACAGATTATGTTGTTACTAGTACAGATAAGACTACGGTTGTCACCTTAAACACAGCACCTGTTGACGATACACCTATTCAAATTTTACTATTAAGTGATCAAGTTAGTGACACTGCATATTATGGCATACCTATTAACTTGAATAACAATCCATTTAATGGAGATTTAACCACAGTTAATATCGGTGACGTAAGATCACAATATCAAAACATTTTTGTAAATGCACCAAGCATTGAAGGTGCAATTTTTGGATCTAATAATTATAGAGATTTAGGAAATCTTGTACCATATGGTACTAAGATTATTCAAAACTCTGCCTCACTTGTGTTACCAGGCACGTTCTCACGCAAATCAGAGCATAATATTTTTGATGCATTGCAATTTAATAGTGAGTCATATGTACAATACAAACAACTTTTAGTTAAGACTGCATCAGACATTGATTGGGAACAGCGATTTTCTGCATCCTATATACTGGATCAAACATTAGACGCAGTAACATCTGCTAAATCAGAAATTGATCCTTTCTTCTGGAGTGATATGATGCCCTCTCAAGCACCATATCAATCAAACAACTATACGTTTGCTAATGCTTTACAAGAATCAGTTTATCCTTTAACAAAAATTTATAATTTTGAAACTGCAAACTATAGCGGTGTATTGGTATATCTTACCAGAACGGTTCAAGGTACTCAGGTAACTACACAACTAATTAAAGACAGAGACTATACAGTTTCTACAACTTCTCCATCATTAAATGTAACTGTATTGTTACAGCCAAATGATGTAATTACGATCAAAGAATACAATCAAACATATGGTTCATATGTTCCAAACACTCCAACTAAGTTGGGATTGTATCCTAAGTTTATACCACAAGTAATATTAGCAACAAACTATTCAACACCCGTTTATGTTATTCAAGGACACGATGGTTCGTATACAACCCTCTATGGAGACTACAGCGAAGAATATGGCTTAACTGATTTTAGAGATCAGTTGATGCTTGAATTTGAACAAAGAATTTATAACAACATTAAACTTTCTAGCGAAGTTCCTATTAACGAATACGAAATTATGCCTGGCTTCTTTAGAGAAGGCACATATTCTAACGAAGACTTCTTAAAAATGTATTCACCTATGTTTTTGAACTGGGCAGGATCAAACAGAATTAATTATAAAACACAACAAGGATATTCTTCTACAAATCAGTTTAGTTATAACTATACAGCCGCAGGTAATAAACTAACAAACACTCCTGTGTATCAAGGCTATTGGAGAGGATTATACAAATACTTCTATGATTCATTCCAGCCAAATACTGCACCATGGGAAATGTTAGGTTTTGCTAATATGCCTGATTGGTGGACAGATCGTTACGGACCTGCACCATATACAAGCAACAATGATATTTTATGGGCAGACTTAGAAGCAGGTTATATTTGGAACAACGGTGACCCAATTACTGATGAAAAGGTTGCTCGTCCTGGTTTAAGTAAAATCATACCAGTAGACGCACAAGGCAACCTACGTTCTCCCATGGACGCAATTATTGGACAATACAATTCTAATACATTTAGACGAGATTGGAAAGTGGGTGACGTTGCATCAGCAGAATTATCTTATCGTAGAAGTTCTACTTGGCCTTTTGATTTAATAAAACTTTTTGCATTGACTAAACCTGCTCAATTGTTTAATTTAGCAGTTGATTTAGACAATTACAAATATAATACAGAATTTAAACAATATCTTGTAGACAACAGAACTCATTTAATTATTAATGATATTCAAGTATATGGTTCTGGAACACCAAAAACAAGTTACTTAAACTGGATTGTTGATTATGAAAAAGTAAGAGGTGTAGATGCAACTACATCACTTACTGATCTATTCAACAACTTAGATGTTAGATTGATTTATCGTCTTGCTGGCTATAGTGATAAAACACTATTAAAATTCTTTGTAGAAAAAGGCACACCTAACTCTAATAACGCATCCTTGTTAATTCCAGATGAAAGTTATGCTGTGTTGTTACACGATAATCAACCAGAAGATACAATCAAATATTCCGCTGTTGTTTTACAAATTACAAATGACGGTTGGAGAGTATACGGCAATTCACAAAGCCAAGCATTTTTTGTAATTGATAAACCAGTTAACAATGGAAATAATAGACAAATTACAGTAGATGAAATTACTGTAAAAATACCTAATGAATTTACTACAAGTGAAACACAAGAAACTCTAGTCCCATACGGCACAATATTCTACACGCCACAAGAAGTTGCAACTTTCTTAGCAGGTTATTCAAGTTATTTAAGACGCAAAGGCATGGTGTTTGATGAAATCGACTCCGGTGTTGAAATTAACTGGGACTTTATTACTAAAGAGTTTTTATATTGGTCACAAACAGGCTGGGAAAACGGGTCAATTATTACTTTGAACCCTGCGGCTCAAAATTTAAAAATTAATAGAGAAAGTCAGATTGTTCAGCCATTAACAGTTACACAGAATAACTTTATATTAAACCAAAATTTATACCCTATAAAAACAAATGATTTGGCAATTACACGTTTAGATACTGAGTTTAATGTTAAAACATTAAATTCAGGTGATGCTATGTCTTACCTACAAGTTAACTTAAGTAACTTTGAACACGGTATTGTTTTTGATAACGTAACCGTCTTTAATGATGTCATTTATAATTTAATTACTGGCTTAAGGCAAAATCGTATCTATATGCGTGGAGTTAAAACCGCAGAGTGGAACGGAACAATGTTTGCTTCTGGATTTATTTTAAATCAGGACAACATCGAACCCTGGGCTGTTGGCAAAAAGTATGCCAAAGGAATGATTGTTACTTACAAAAACAAATACTGGACGGCATTAAAAACAATTCAGCCAGCATCTAAGTTCCAAGAAACAGAATGGCTTGTTACAGATTATGATGAAATACAAAAAGGTTTGTTGCCGAATTCATCAACACGTTCATATGAACAAACACTGTATTACAACACTAATACAGCAAACTTAGAACAAGATGCAGATCAATTATCGTTTTCATTGATTGGTTATAGACCAAGAGATTATCTTGCTCTTGTAGATTTGACTGACATTACACAAGTTAACGTTTACAAAAACTTAATTAAAAACAAAGGAACACCTAATGCTGTTTCTGCATTCAAAGGTGCAAATTTACCACAGGGTGGTATAGACTATGATGTTTATGAAAACTGGGCTATTCTATCTGGACAGTTTGGTGGTACCTTAAATAGCAACTTTGTTGACTTTAAAGTTAATCAATCTAAGTTAACAGGAAACCCCGGCATCGTTAGCATAACAAACGGAACACCCACACCAGGCGCCATGCAAGAAGTTTCTATTCATAATTTGTATAATTATGCAAGACCTGTTACTGACCCTAATGTCTTGTTAACAACAAATAGTAGTTATGCAGATAGTTTATATCCAACTGCAGGTTATGTGAACTATGATGATGTACGAATGGCATCATACACTTATGCTGGACTAAGAAGGGCAAGAAACTCAAAGGATCTTGGTGTACCTATTAGGGCCTTTTATGTTAGAGATTATGCCTGGATAGCAAATTTCAAAGAAAAGTGGAGAGTGTTTACGTGGAAACCTGTTTCCAGAGTTACAGGCGCACAATTCTTAGGAGAAAAAGTAACACAGATTAGATTTGAAGATAGACACAATCTTAAGAAACTTGACACAATTTGTTTTATAAATGTTAGCCCTGAGATTGATGGTTATTATGTAGCCATCGCTATAGTAGATGCTTTCACAATCAATATTAACCTTACATTAAGAGACGCACAACCTGTACAGGTTACTAATTCTGGATTGGGCCTTACATTTATTAGTCAGCGTGTAGCAAAACCATCTAATATTCCAGATACAGATTTACTTGAAGCAGAATTTACTAAAAACACAGTTTGGGTAGACGAAGGTGAAAACGGAGACTGGGCAGTTTATAGAAAGTCTATTAACTATACACAACTAAACGAACTAGATAGAGCAGACGGCATCTCATTTGGTAGTGCTGTTGCGTACGGCCCAAGAATGGGATACTTAATCGGCGATGCTGACGTTGGAAAAGTTTATCGTTATGGTTACAATGAAACAACAAATAATTTTGATGAAGACACAGGTAGTCTGTTAACAGGTGGTATATCTTTTGGTACAAGTTTATCAGCATCAGACAATATGTATATTGTTTCAGAGCCAACAGGTACACCTAACTTACACATTTACACGTTAAACAATACAGTTCTAACAGATGATATTGTAGAATATCAACCTGCTATTTCTGTGCCAAGTGGTGTAGGTACAGACGTTGTTATATCCAAAGATAAAAATTGGATTTTTGCAGGTTATCCATCAGATAATAAAGTTTATATCTACCGCAAACAAAGAATTCCTTTTGAAGCAGGCTTCTTTGTTGCAGGACAAACATATGAAATTACTGAAGTAGGTGACACTGATTGGGAATCGATCGGTGCTGTTGAAGGAAAAACAGGTATTACGTTTATTGCTACTGGAGTTGGTTCAGGTACAGGTATTGCGAATCAAGTAACTTACAACACTACACCAATTATAATTGATGGTGCAACGCAGGGAGCAGTAGCAGGTGATAACTTTGGTTTCTCTGTTTCTACAGACTACAACGGTGACACTCTTGCAGTAGGAGCACCTTACAAAACAGGAACAAGTAATTTAACTAACTTTGGTAATGGTTATATCTATCAGCGGTTGATTCAAAATATAGAATCACAATACACTAATGGAGAAGATCAGTACCAACAGTTCCCAATTGCATTTACACCTACTGTAACAAGTAGTTCAGCAACAGTGGTTGCATCAAATTATATTACACTAGCGTCAACTACTGGCATGAACGTCAATGATCCTGTTGTATTTGATGGCGCTGATTTCGGAGATTCAGGGATATCTTCATCAACAGTTTATTACATTGAAGATATAGTTGGTAATACAATATCGTTAAAGACAACTCGTTCTACAACGACCCCTGTGACGCTCACAGATACGCCTAGCGTAACGTTTACTGCATATGTGCAGTCAGAAGCAATTACAGCAAAAGTAAATGGCACTATAGTAAATGACAATAATTATGCTGTTTTAGGAACTAATCTTAGATATTACTCTATATTAAGAGCGGGCGACATACTTACAGTAGAAAGCAACGAGTTTCAGTGGGCACAAACAGTTGACGCTCCTAACACAAACAGAGTTGGTATACAGTTTGGTTACGACACTGCTATAACGAATTCAGCAAACGAAATATTATTTGGTGCTCCTGGAGAAATTGTCGAAAACGGTGAAGAAACAATCGATGGCGCAGTACACAGATACACTGACGCCGGAGCAAAATATGGTTCAGTAGTAGGCACCGAAGAATGTTCTTTAACAACAAGTCGGGTGTTATTAATTAACGGCTATCGCATACCATTGGCAGGAGGCAGTAACGCACAGCAAGTTGCAACACAAATTAACAACAACGGAATTACAAACATTACAGCATCGGCTAGTGATAATAAATTAATATTGTCAACAATATCACCTGGCTTAAGTGTAATCAATGAAAAACTAAAACTACAACAAACTGATGATGAGTTGTTTGCAGAATTAGGTATTAGTTTATATACAGAAACGCAAACAATTTTACCTCCCCATGGTAAATCCAGAACACTGTTTGGAAGCACAATTAAATTTAATGACCGTGACTCTGTAGTTATTTCTGCACCTGCAAGCACAAGATATTTAGGTACAACGTTTGATTTTGTTGATGACGAAAATTTACATAACGACACAGTGTTTAATAATAATGCAACAAGATTCGTAGATGATTATCCAAACGCTGGCGCCGTATATATGTTTGATTATCTTGCCAATTATAATGGTAGTTTAGCAGATCCAGGACAGTTTGTGTATGCACAACATTGTAACTCACTTGACGAAAACTATGGATATCAGCCATATTATGGAACAGCATTAGACTTTAACGATAATCAAGTAGTTATCGGAACACCTAATTATTCTTACACAGACATATCAGGACAGATTAATGTCTATAGAAATAGCACTGGTCTTAAAGACTGGGGAATTTACAGAGAATCTGCTCCTATCGTTGACATTGAAAAAATTCAAAACGTTCAGTTATATAGTGCAGAAACAAATAATACACTAGTCAATTTTGATTATCCAGATCCAATGCAAAATAAATTATTGGGTGCTATTAGACAAAACTTAGATTATGTTAGCAATATAGATCCTGCAACATATAATTCTGACGGCGGCAGAGTAAGAAGTTCTGGTATGACTTGGGGTGTTAATCAAGTTGGCCAAATGTGGTTCGACACATCTAAAGTACGCTGGATGAACTATCATCAAAATGATGTAACTTATAACAGTAGATATTGGGGTAGAGTTTTTCCTGGATCTGACGTTTATGTTTGTACTTGGATTGAAAGCAATGTTCCACCAGACGGTTACACAGGAAGAGGAACACCTAAAGATATTACTCAATATGTTATAGAATCAAGGTTAAATGCATCAGGTGTTGTTACGCCAATGTACTATTATTGGGTGCGTAACAGCAATATTATTAATCAACAGATTGGCAAAACATTAAGTGACAGAACGTTACAAGATTATATTATTAATCCTAAAAATACAGGCATACCTTTCTTTGCACCGTTGTTACCTAACACGTTTGCATTGTACAACGCACAGCCGTTTCTTAATGCAAACGATTCAGTATTACATGTTGGTTTTGCAACTGGATTAAGTGACGATCAACCGCACCAAGAGTTTAATTTAATTAGATCAAACTCTGCTGATGACTTCTTGCCGGGTCTGCCCAAGTTTGGTCCCGAAACTGCAACTAATAGACCCGAAGGTCTATATGACAGAATGTTAGATTCTATGTCAGGAGTCGATGAGGTAGGTGGAGTTGTTCCTAATCCATACTTACCAAAAGCAGTGCAGTCAGGTGTGTTGGCAAGACCAAGACAAAGTTTCTTCTTTAACAGATTCTTTGCACTTAAAAACTACTTAGAATACGCAAACACTATTCTTGCACAGTATCCTATTGCTGAAACTAGACGAGAAGCATCGTTCTTGTTCCAAACAGGAGAATACTATAATACTACTGATTATTGGGAATACATTAACTGGTGGTTGCCTACCCCGTCAACAGAAGTTCAATATAATAACAATACCAAGTCTACACAAACTGTAGCAATGTATGCCGATCTTGCAAAATTAAATGTGGCACGAAATACTATTGTTACTGTTGATGAAAACGGTGAAGGTAAGTGGGAAATGTATCGTTATGACGGTACAGGTGTTTGGACACGCATCGGTTTAGAAAACGGCACAATAAAATTTAAGACTTACTTGTGGGATTATGCCGCAGGTAAAACAGGATTCGGTGACAATTTCTTTGACACTGCATCTTTTGACGAATATCCAAGTGAAGAAACACGTTGGATTGTTAGAGCATTAAATGAACAAATTTATATTGATGAACTTGTAGAACACAGAAACAAATCACTAATTATTTTGTTTGAATACATCAATAGTGAAACAGATGAGTCACAGAATTATCTGCCATGGCTCAACAAAACTTCTTTGGTTGACGTAACGCACACGATAAGGGAACTAAAACCTATAGAAAACTTCCAATCAGACAACCAAGAATTTTTAGCAGGATACTTAAACGAAGTCAAACCTTATCACGTTGTTATTAAAGACTTTTTATTCAAGTACACCGGTACTGATGTTTATCAAGGAGAAGTTACAGACTTTGATTTGCCTGCACAATATAATTCAAGCACAGGACAATACATAACACCTGAATTAGTATATCAAGGAGCAGATTCGGATTCACAGTTCTTGTATACTAATCCAATATGGTCTTTACCACAATACACTAACTGGTCTAACAACTACGGAGTGTCATTGACAGGTCAAACTGAATATGAGATTACATCACTTGGTGCGTATATCACATTAGGTTCAACATTCTTAATTGTCGATAACGCACAGGGTTTCCCAATTAATGGTGTTATTACAATTGACGAAGAACAAATTGGCTATGCTTATGTTGATAGGGCATTAAATTTATTAGGTGGATTGTCTAGGGGTATTAACGACACAACTCCGGTTGCACACATACCGGGCGCTAAAATCTTTATTAATTTGCCCCCTGTTGTTGTATTAGACGGCGGCTCAGGCTACACTGAACCACCTAAAGTTACAGCATACATTGATACATCTATCTACCCTGAACCCAGAGAAGAGGCTCAGTTAGAAGCAGTAATGAGCGTGGATGATGTTATTAGTGTGAAAGTTGTAAATCCCGGATCAGGGTATGCTGTATTACCAGAAATTAGAATTGACCCGTCTCAACAACTATTCTTTACATTAGAAGATGTAAACTCTAGTTTGCATACAATCAGATTGTTTGCACCTAATTTACAAACAGGTGACATTATAAAATATGTTGCAGATCCAGACGGCGGCACTATTGATAGACTAGTCGACGGACAATGGTATTACATAAATGTTTTAGAAATAGTGCCTACAACTATTGTAGCATTATACTCAAGTTATAGAGATGCAGTTAGAGAAACAAACAGAATAGAGTTTACTGCTGGGTCAACTGACGGTAATTTTGCATTAAATTTAGGTGCAAGAGCAACAGCAATATCAAGTGCATACCCGATCAGAGAAAATAATACAACAGTTAGATTTGATAGAACAACGTATAACTCTCAAATTTCAGATTGGGAAGAAGGTACGTTCTATGGATCTTTCTTCGCCGGCAGTTATTTTAATAGTGAAAATATTGCATCATCATCAATTGATTTACAATCTACACAACCACCAATTGATAGTTTATTAGCATCTGCTCAGGGAGTAGTCTTTGAAGTAGCAAACGCAGAAAATAATCATCAAGTTACTTGGTCATCATTTGTGCGTAAAGTAGAACTTACAGAAGATGCAAATAATGCAGTTAGACTAGATCCATACGATGAAAACAACGGAGAATTAAACTCATCAGGTTCTACTATTGGTTTTTATGTTGGTATGCCAATTAAATTTACAGGTGCAACAATAGGCGGCATTATAGCAGATCAAGTATATTATGTAGACAGTATTATTAACATTACAGACTTTACAATTTCTGAAACTGAAGGCGGCAGTACATTACCATTAACTGATGGAACAGCAGGCTCTGCCGGTATGTCTTGTATTGTTGGTGAAGTTTTAGACACCGCAGTATTAACATTAAATTATCCTGGACTGCTAACTGCAACCGCTACTACAAAAGATATTAATACCATTACTATTCCTCAAAGTGCTATAGGCACAGGTGGAACAGATAGATTCTATATTGGTATTCCTTTATTCTTTACAGGAAATGTGTTTGGGGGCATCATTGAAGATGATGTTTACTATGTAACAACAGTTGTCGATAATGAAAATATTACGATATCTGCTGATCCTAATCCAGTAAAAACTACGGTCGAAGGCACGACAGCAACTACAGATATCATCACAGTACAAGACACTACAGGATTCAGTGTTAATGATCCAATTATCTTTAACACAATGGTCGATGCATCAGGTAATCCATTGACAAGTTACGGCGGTATAGAATCAGGTGCTTTATACTATGTTAATGAAATTGTGTCAGGCACAGAATTAAAAATTGCAACACAAATTAACAGAACTCCATTGGTGTTGACCACAGTTTCAACCGGTTCTGCTTTATTAACAAATCAAAAAGATGTATTACAATTGACTACTGCAACAGGCGCAATGACAATGAATGTGTCACTTCCTGTTGCCCCTGGCCAAATTGATGGTCAGTTGTTTACAATGTATGATACATCTTCTTATTACACAGATATTGATTCTGGTGTATTAACTGACACTATCCAAAGAACTGCATATGCAACCATTGCAGGTGATGTCGCAGAAGATACTAATGACAGAATTGCATTAAGTATGCAAGACAAAGGCACATATAACTTTTATATTAATATGCCTGTCGTATTCGATGCAACACAGGGCGGAATCACATCGGGCACTGTTTACTATGTAACTGAATTTTCTGATCCTGAAGACGATTCTACCTTTATCGAAGTTGATTGTTCAAGTACATCATCTTCTACAAATCAAATTACATGTGTAGATACTTCATCATTGTGGATTGGTATGCCAATAATATTCTCAGGTGTTGGTCTAGGTGGTATCGTTATTGGAACAGAATACTATGTAAAGGCCATTGTAGATGCAACTCATTTTACACTGACAGAAGTAGCAGGCGGAACAACATTTATACTCAGAGCAGACAACGGACCAATGACAGGTGTCGGTAGTCCATATATTAGAGTATCTGCAACACCAGGCGGCGCACCAGTTACCTTAACTGATACTGCTATTGCTATGACATTAACTCAAACACCGCAGGCTATCGCAGAGTTTGACATAGGATTTATTTTAGGTGGCTACAGGGCTGTTATAAGCACTGCAGGATCAGGTTATGCACTTACTAACAAAATTACGATTTCCGGAGACGAAGTAGGAGGCACTTCACCAGCCAATGACGTTACGTTAATAGTTAATACTATTGACACTAATGGAGCAATTACAAGTTTAATTATTGAAGGCGATCCTAATGATATAGTAAAAAATTATTACTTTAAGATTTTAAACGCAACGCAAGTTGAAGTTTATAGCGATCCATTAATGACAGTTCCTGTTAGCGGAATTGGTTTCCCCTTTAAAGGATTTACAACTGCGAATGTAACAGGCTGTACATCAGGATCAGACAAGATTACATTAGACGATGTATCTGGTTTTAGTGATAACGATGCAGTTGTATTTATGGGAACAGTGCCAACTAATACGATTGATGTAGAAACGTCAACTACCTATTACATTACTGATATCGATACAGTAACCAATGAGGTGCAAGTATCAGACACACCAAACGGCACTCCAGTAAACGTAGTTACAACAATTGCATTAACTGACTTAACACTTTCTAAAGCAGGCAGTTATGCATTCTTACCTGAGCCATTCTACTTTAATCAGTCTATTGTAAAATATCTCAATAGAGTTTATCGCTGTGTTATCTCTAACAATGATACAGAATTTGTAATTGGTAAGTGGGAAGAAATCGGATCTGGAGATAGGTTACTAAATGCATTAGACAGAGCAGAGGGTTTCTACGCTCCAGATATTAATATGCCAGGTACAGATTTAACTCAATTATTTGAAGGCATCACATATCCAAACTCAGTTTATTTAGGTAATGCATTTGCACCTGAAGATCAATTTGAAGTTGATACTATATTAAAAGATCAGCCTTTCTATCCAACAGGCGTAGAAATTAGATCAGTTCTTTGGGACGGTACTACTTACTTAGGTGCATCTAATTTAGAAAACTATTCAGGAGTATTGCGTTCTGAATCAGGAAGTTCATGGGGTGTTAATAAAGTATCAAATGTTCCTGTTGGATTAACAGATTTGACACGTGGTAACGGTTTGTACGTTATGACTTCAACAAATACTGCTACACCAGTGTTTAGAAGTAATGACGGCATCACATGGACAACAAACGGTTGGTTTACGCCATATGGTAAATTGCCCTACGATACTAATCCATATGACTCAACATCATTGTCAATTGCCGCAATACCACTTAACAGTGTAGGTTATGGTGCTGGATTCTTTGTTGGCGCAGGACAAAGCATTGTACAAAGTTCTGATACTTATATATGGACAGAAAGAAAAACATACGATTCTATTTTCCAAGTGTCACTAAACGGTGTTTCTTATGGTGTAGCATCTGGTTACACAGGTTTTGTAGCAGTGGGCAAAGGCTTGCGTTGGGATTACACAGGACCAGAAGCACAACTAGTAGACACTAATATTATTGCATACTCTTTTGATACTGAAGGCCAATTCTGGCAAGACGGCCCTTCATTTACTCCATTAGGTTTGAATGGAGTAGATTCTAATGGCTCTTATATATTAGCAGTTGGTGAAGACGGTATTATATATCAGTCAGACAACGGTGGTAGCTGGATTGGATTACGTGAAACTAGTTGTGTGTCTATTAACGAACCGCTAGACATTCTAAACGTAAACGCAACTATTGGATTTGCAACAGGTGCAAGAGTATCGGTTACTGAATCATTTGGTGGATTAACAGCAGGTGATGCTTATTATATAGATGTTCTTTCAGCAACACAAATACAGTTTTACACCGATTCAGGATTAACTTCTTTAGTCACATTACTAGAGGATTCAATACCTGAACAAACAAGAATGTATCATTTAGATCCTACCCTAAGCAATACATTATATGACATCAAGTATGCTAATAGTATGTGGATGGCAGTGGGTGCAAATGGTCAAATTCAAACATCTACTGACATGTACTCTTGGACACAACAAACGTCCAACACTACATATGATCTAAGAGGCATTGAATATAATGCTGATGATAATATGTGGGTAGTAGTCGGCGATAACAATATAATTATTGAGTCTGATGATGACGGTATAACTTGGACAGATTCATCATTCTTTACCATAGCAGAACCTATCTACGATGTCAAGGGCGCAGACTTCCCATATGGCTATGGTCCAGAAGAATTAGTACCTGGATTAGTCAAAGACAATTTAACTATGACAGTAACTACACGTCCAGGAACGAACTGGGACGTTACCCAGTACTCACATACTGGTTTTAATGTTGTTACACGTGAAGTATACCCAGAAACAGAATTTCAAACAGAATACAGTTTTGAAAACTATGTACAATATCCTGCACAACTTAACCTGCAAACAATCGATCATACAACAGGATTAGGTACTGGATTAGCAACATCTGAGTATACAGTAGATTGGATTAACAAGACAATTACGTTAGATAATCCTCTACCTTTCTTCCCTCTAACTGGACTACGCATTGATGTTTATGAAGTTGGTAATGGTAATCAGTTAGTTAAAGGTTCTAGTGATACTGATGTAATCAGAGAAGTTGAAGAAACTGGATTTGATGATATTTACTTAAACGCTAATTACAGTGCACCTCGATTCCAAGGTTCAGGTTTAATCAGAACTGGGTCACACTCTATTGAAGTAGAAGCAATTGAAACCAGTTCAACTGGTGATACAATTACTTTCGTAGACGTAAGTGATTTTGTTCAGAACGATCCAATCACATTCCAAGGTGTTGTGTTTGGTGGCATTGCTGACGAAACAACATACTATGTGAAGTCAATTTCTACTGCTACTAATTCTATTACTGTATCTGAAACTTACAGCACATCGACAGGTTTAGCGGGACCAGTTAAATCACTAACAGATGCTACTGGATCAATGATTTGTAATATTCAAACAGGCACAGGCACTGTTTGGACAGATCCAGTTGTGAATCACAACGGTCAACGATTAGTCTTAGGTAAAACAAATACTATTAGTAGAACAAAAGCAAGTAACAATGCTATCACAACTGGTACAACTGCTGGCTTGATTGTAGGTTCTAGGATTATCTTTGCCGCAGATATGTTTGGTAGTGATATTACTCCTAACCAATACTACTATATCAAGTCTATCGTAGACGGTAATGAATTTACTATTTCTGAAACATTAGGCGGCCCGGTAGTTACATTGTCTAACGCATCAGGTATTTCAACATATGTTACAAATGATTATGCAATTGGAATACAACCTAACGGTATACAAGCAAAACTTATTTTAGCGGCTCCTGGCTCATACAACAACGAAGATGATTACTTTGTTTACTCGTTCTTTGGTGAAACAGGTGGAACTCAATATGGTTACACCCTACCAGAAATTGCTGAGTTTGTTGGTAATGGCTCACAAGCATCGTTTGAATTACCAAACTTTAATGGAGATAAAAATCCACATAATGCAATAGTAGAAATCAACGGTTTACGTCAAACAGCGTCAGCATACGAAATTAATCCAGGGTCGAATACTATTTTGTTCTTGTCTCCACCAGCAAACGGGGCAAAGATTTCTGTACTAACATATAACAGTACAGATAGACAGTATCTAACATCACAGTATGGTATAGCAGGTTTATCAGGCGGTGTCTTTACATCTGTTGTAGTGACATCAACTACACACCAAGAAGGTACATTTGACGAAGATACTCCTAATATTGAAACTTATGACCAAGATACACCTACTGTAGTTGCATATGATGAATTATTAAACTACTTAACTTGTGCAGATACTTCTGCACTAATTGTAGACGAACCAATTGTGTTTATTGCTCCTACTATAGGTGGAATTAGTGAAGGCTTTACATATTATATATTAGAAATT